GGAGTTATTATTTATCAAGAACAGGTTATGCAGGCTTGCGTTTATTTGGGCGGGATGTCATGGGCTGATGCTGATAAAGTTAGAAAGATTATTGGAAAGAAAAAGGATGCTAAAGAATTTGATCAATATAAAGACCAATTTATCACAGGTGCTAGTAAGCACATTACGCCAGAAGATGCCCAAAAGCTATGGCACGATTTTGAAGCTCACGCAGGTTATTCGTTCAACCGTTCGCATGCTATTGCGTACAGTATGCTTTCTTATTATACTGCTTGGCTTAAGCATTATTTTCCTCTTGAGTTTATGTTTGCCATTCTCAAAAACGAAAAGGATAAAGATGCTAGAACGGATTATCTCTTGGAAGCCAAGCGATTGGGCATTAAGGTTCTTCTACCACATATAAATGAATCAGACCTAGACTTTAAAATCTTAGGCAATTCAATTATATTTGGTTTATCAAACATTAAGTTTATTTCCGATAAAATTAGTAGCAAGATAGTTGCAATGCAACCATTTAAAAGTTATGAAGATTTTACAGCACAGGCAAAAGAAAAAGGCAGCGGTATTAATGCAAGGGCTATAGAATCTCTTAATATGATTGGTGCTGCAGCTTTTCCAGACAACCCACGCAAAGGTACGGAAAATGAAAATCTTTATGAATACCTTGGCATACCAAAGTTTGATACAGGAAAGCTAAGCCCATCAATTAAAGCCCAGATTGACCCTTTAGAGGAGTTTTTAGAGCAAGGATGCTTCGTACTACTAGCTATGGTTAAATCCATTAAAAAGGGGCAGGGATGGTCAAGAGTTGAGCTTGTAGATGATACAGGATCTATTGGTATATTCCATAGTGAAAATACACAAATTGAAACAGGGATGATGTATTTTTTCTTAGTTGGCGACAATAGAATTCATAAATATGTTACAATAGATGATGTAGTAAATAAAATTGACGATCCTTTCGTAACTTGGCTATATAGAGATAAGTTAAAGATTGATGATGGAAAAATGTTGGTTCTTGATTTTACACATTATAAAACAAAGGCTAATAAAATGATGGCTCATATTATCTTATCTGATTCAGATAAAAACCTAGAGCGTGTTATTGCCTTTCCAAAACTTTATACAAAAGCACTTGGTAAAATGAAACCAGGAACTATTTGTGATCCCGCCATATCCAAAATGGATGATGGCACTTTATTTGTAAAGGAGGTGAACTAATGACAGATGAAACAACAGAAGTAACTTCTGAGCAACAAAATAATGGTGTAAATATCAGCATTGAGCAGATTTGTGCAGCTATTATCAAGACTCTTACAGAAGTAGAAGTATCTCTAGAAGATCTACTTACTAACTACAGCGATAAGAGTATTGCTATTAAGCAAGATCCAGAAACTAAGGCGATAACATTCGCACTAGCGGATAATGCTAGTATCAAAGAAGCTGAGCAAAAACCTGAATAAATTGGTATAATAGGATAAGATGTCTAAATCCTATATTTTAAAAGGTACGGAAAACGAATATCTTTTGGTCATTAGAGCAGAAGATGAAAAAGCAATATATAAGATAATAGATTATTTATCTTCCAGCCGTATTGCAGAAATTAAAGAAGTGGCTGCCGAGTTAGAGAAGAGCTTAAATGACGATGGTAACAGAAGAGATCTTGGCAAGACTAGATCCAAAAACAAGAGCAAGAGTACAACTAGCAACAACAGTAGACGTAGAAAAACAAAAGACTCCTAGTATTGGCCTTAATATGGCTCTTAAAGGAGGACTTGGTTTTGGAAGACAAGTTCTTGTTTGGGGAAATAAATCTGCAGGTAAATCATCTTTTTGTTTACAAATGATTGCTGATGCTCAAAAAAATGGCAAGACCTGTGCTTGGATTGATGCTGAGGCATCTTATTCTGCAGAATGGGCAAGCAAATTAGGAGTAGATTCAGAAAAGCTTATTTATTCTCCAGCCAAAACAATTAATGATATGGTTGATATTGCACAACAATTAATGGAGGCGGGAATAGACATTATTATTGTAGACTCTATCTCTGCTCTATTGCCAGCGATATATTTTGAAAAAGATAGTACAGATCTTAAAAAACTTGAAGATACAAAACAGATAGGTGCAGAAGCAAAGGATATGACTCATGCAGTTAAAATGCTTAACTATGCCAATAAAAATACATTACTCGTTCTTATTTCTCAACAGAGAAATCAATTCGGTTCTATGCATGCCAGTCACATCCCGACTGGAGGAATGGCAGTCAAATTCTTTTCTAGTACCGTCATTAAACTTTGGTCATCAGAAGCTGAAGCAAATGCTATTAAATCTGGAGTTCAAGTTGGTGACAAAATTATTGAACAAAGAGTGGGTCGTCCCGTTAATTGGATTATTGACTACAACAAACTTGGACCCCCAAACTTGTCAGGTCAATATGACTTTTACTATCAAGGAGAAAACTTGGGAGTTGATTCAGTAGGCGAAGTTCTTGATACTGCTGAAATGATGGGTATTGTTCAAAAAGGCGGAGCTTGGTATACCGTTGGAGAAGAAAGATTTCAAGGTCGTGCAAAGACGGTAGAATATTTAAGATCAAGTCCAGATGTTGTTGAAAAGTTACAAAAGGAAATTTATGACAAATCTTGAAGAATTTCTTAATGATCAGCCTAAGAAAAAAATTACAACTACTTTTGATGAAGTAGAAGGTTCTTTTAAGTGTCAAGATGCAAATTGTGATGAAGTAGTCACATCTGCTGGAATGGATAGACAGATAAATAAAGTTTTTTGGGTTTGTGATAAAGGTCACGAAAGCAGTGTGGCAATTTAATGTCAGAGCGTGGAGAAATAAAGCGTGACGGTGCAAAAGCACAAAAGAACAGTGGCCGAGGTGATTACCAAAAAGGTGATGCTATCTGGTCCGATTTCGTGGTTGATTACAAAGAGTATGAAAAGTCAATATCTATTAATAAGGATATATGGGCTAAAATTTGCACAGATACCTTTAAAGTATCTCGTGACAAATATCCAGTTCTTAAACTTATACTTGGAGGAACTGGACAAAAGACTAGGCTTGCGGTAATTGAATGGGCTTTACTAGAACAATTAATAGAGTGTTGGGAGACACATAATGATTGATGAATCAAATGTAGATGAATTTCGTATTTGGTTTGATAATGGAGTTGCAAGAGGTTGGATTACAGATATGTTTTGTGCAACACATGATGGAGTTCCTTCTTTAACCGAAGAAGAAGAAAAAGAATGGGAAGATGGCGGAGACCCTTGTCAGTTCTGCGTTAGGATTATGGAATGACAGATAAACCAGTAGTAGAATTAATCAGCGAACTTACAGAATTTAATGATATGAAAGAGTTTATGAATGATAAAGATTTAGACTATGCTCTTGATCTTATTATTAAGCTTATTTCTAAGCCTGATGTTCCTTCATCAAAAGCTCCCGACCTTATTATTAAGATGCAAGCACTTGCAGCAAAATTTGCAATAATGTCAAGATATTACACCACCTTTGAAAAAGGCGGGGAAAATAGTAAAAAGAAAAATGTATATTACACAGCAGAAGAAGCAATAAATAGACTGGTAGATGCTCTTAAGTATTCTGCAAGATATGGAGCGTAATGGCTAGAAAAATTATAGGTAACCTGAAGTTTCAAAAACCTATGGATGATGGATTTAATGCAAATGAATTTGCACAATTAATGGAAAAGGCATATACAGATGTTGAACAAAAAGATTCTTTCACTCAAAAAAAGACATTTAGTCCTAGCACTATTGGTTATGGTCACGGTAACTGTGCTAGATATTGGTTCATTGCTTTTACTGGTGCGGAGTTTGAAGACAAGTTTGATGCTATGGCTAGGGCTAACATGGATAATGGTACGGCTGCTCATGAACGCATTCAGAAAGTCATGGCTAAAACTGGAATCCTCAAAGCAACAGAAATTGAAATTACCAATGATAGTCCACCAATTAGAGGATTTGCAGACGCAATTATTGAATGGAACGGAAAAGAAGTAGTTGGGGAAATAAAGACTGCTAAGGATGAAGTTTATTCTATGCGTCAAGCAGCAATGGCTCCTTCAGGAAATCATTTGCTTCAAATACTAGCTTACATGAAGATTAGAAATGCAGATCAAGGGTTTTTGTATTATGAAAATAAAAATGATCAATCATATTTAGTTATTCCAGTAAACATGAATGATAGAAATAAAAATTTAATTGATGAAACTTTTGAATGGTTAAAACAAGTTTATGCAAATTGGCAAGCAGGAACTTTACCAGAAAGACCTTTTACTAAATCTAAATCGGCATGTACTTATTGTCCCGTAAAAAATACTTGTTGGAAGGAACTGGATGAAGGTGAAGTCTTTATACCAGCAATGGTACCACCAAAATGATATGTGCATATGAAGATTGTCAAAAAGAATTTGAACCAAAAACACACAATCAAAAATATTGTTCTGATGAATGCTGCCGTATAGCAACAAATGAAAAATTAAAAGATGCTTATTATGAAAAAAAAGCAAGACTTGCGGGAAAGCAGAGAAAGTGCAAAACTTCAGGATGTAATGTAATACTTAGCATGTATAATGAAGGCAATATTTGTGATAAATGCAAGGGCAAGAAAAAAGAATCCGAAAGAAAGCTCCTAGTAGATATGGTAAAAAATGCCACTAACAGATCTAATTAGGGTTAGATCCCATAAAGTTTTGGGAATAGATGCCAGTACAAATAGCATTGCTTTTTGCCTTATGAATGATAAGGTTCCTGTTAAATGGGGAGAAATAAAGTTTGAGGGAAACAATATTTATGAAAGAATTCTTGATGCCAAAAAAAAGATAAAATCATTTAAGAACCAATTAGATACTGATTTTGTAGTTATAGAAGCTGCAATATCAGTAAAATCTGTCCATACTGGGATTAAGATGGCATATGTATTTGGTGCTATAATGGGAGAGTTGCTTAATGATGATGTTGAGGTGGTAGAGGTTCACCCTATAACTTGGCAGTCCTACCTAGGTAATAAAAATTTTACAAAAGCTGAAAAGCAGGCGGTTAAAGATGAGTTCCCAGGAAAATCAGAAACATGGTATAAAGGAAAAATTAGAGAAATTAGAAAATCAAAAACAATTGACTTTGCGAGAACAATGGGAATTGACACTGAGTCTGATAATGTCGCTGATGCAGCGGGAATAGCGTGGTATGCAGTAAATGAAATTGTATGATAGTAAAGATTGGTTACATAAGCGTTATGTAATTGAAAAGAAAAAAATTGTTGATATGGCTGTAGAAGCTAAATGCTCTCATATGACCATACAAAGACAACTTGAAAGATATGGATATATTAAGAAGCCTAGAAAGTGGACTAAGTGAAAAAATTTATATTTATTCCAGTAGTAAACCGATTTGATTTATTGGAAAAAGCAGTAAAAGGAATTAAATTGGATTTGTATGATGAATATATTATTTTTAATAATTCAGAGCAAGAAATACCAGAAGGCGTTTACTCTGGAACACAATTTAGAATTTGGCAACCTGAAAGAAGAATGACTTTTACTGAAACACAAAACATAATGCGTCAATATGCTATTGATAATGAATATAATTTTTATTCATTTATGCATAATGATGGTCAAGTTCACGATGACACAGATATTGAATTAGTAAAGTATGCAGAGTCATGTTCAGAAAACTGGGGCGTTATATTTACAAACTATGATGTTTTGTGCGCTTTCAATACAAAAGCTTTTGAAAAGATAGGTGTTTGGGGAGATGAAAATTGGCCCACTCAGCAAAACGGATATCTGCTAGACAACGATTATTATAGAAGAGTAAGATCTTTAGGCTATGTTATAAAAGAACTAGGTGATAGAGAAATAACTTACGTTCCAATGGACCGTGTTGGTGGAGTTTCACATTTTGGTTCAGCAACACTAAAAAATGAAAGAGAGCAATCTTTATGGGATTCTCAAATAAAAAATATTTATGATCATTATTCTAAAAAATGGGGCGGGGAGCCAGGTCAAGAAAAATATGATTACCCCTATGATATAAAGCCATCTGATATATAATGAAGATTGTATATGATTTTGGAGCAAATAATGGAATCAACATTCCTTATTATTTTAGCAAGTTTGATAAAATAGTAGCAGTAGATGCAAATCCTGCCATGACAGAGCAAATAAAAAATAAATTTAAAAAAGAGATAGAGAATAACCGCCTAGTTGTTGTTAATTGTGTTTTATCTGAATTTGAAAATAATGTTGATTTTTATATTCACAAAGATAATGATGTTTTAAGTAGTGCAGTGTTACCAAAAGACCCTGAAAATTACAAATTAGTAACGTTGCCTTCAAAAAAAGCTTCAGATATTGTGTTTGAATTTGGTGAGCCAAACTATATAAAAATTGATGTTGAGCATATGGATTTTTTTGTAATTAAAGATTTGTTTCAAAATAAAATTTATCCAGATTATATATCTGCTGAATGTCATGATGTAAAAGTTTTTAGCCTTCTAGTTTCATCTGAACAATATAAAAGTTATAAGCTTTTGGACGGTGCAAGTATAAATAGTATATATGGAGATAAATTTCCTTATCATTCTGCAGGACCAATATGGGAAGATATAAAAGAAAAAGAACTAGATGCCGAAGAATTGTTTTATGAATTAGCAGAAAAAAAATTAGGTTGGAAAGACATACATGCAAAAAGAAAGAGTTAATAAATGAAAACTTTAGTTACTGGCGGTGCGGGTTTTATCGGGTCTCACCTAGTAGATACACTTATATACTTAGGGCATGAGGTAGTTTGTATTGATAATGAGAGTGCAGAATCAAATGAACAATTTTATTGGAATTCCTCTGCAAAAAATTATAAATATGATATTTGCAATTATGAACAAATTGTTGATTTGTTTAAAGATGTAGAAGTGGTTTTCCATTTAGCATCAGATGCTAGAATTCAACCAGCCATATTAAATCCAAAAAAATCAATAGATACAAATGTACTTGGCACATTTAATATTTTGCAAGCTTCAAGAGTAAATAATGTTAAAAGGGTTGTTCTTTCAAGTACCTCTTCTGCATATGGCAAAAAAAATGATCTTCCAAATGTTGAAACCCAAAAAGAAGATTGCTTGACTCCTTATTCTGTTGCAAAGGTTTTCGGAGAAAATCTTGCAAAAGTTTATTTTAATCTATATGGACTTAAAACAATCGCACTCAGATATTTTAATGTTTATGGGGAACGCCAACCTTTAAAAGGACAGTATGCTCCAGTTATAGGTTTATTTATTAAACAAAATAAAGAGGGAAAAGCTTTAACTGTTGTTGGAAATGGTTTACAAAAAAGAGATTTTACTTATGTTGCAGATGCAGTTTCAGCTAATATTATGGCGGGAATGAATGATTTAGATCTATCTTCATTTGGTCAAACATATAACGTGGGTTATGGAAAAAACTATACGATATTTGACATAGCACACATGATATCTGATAGAATAGAATATATTCCCGAAAGGCCAGGAGAAGCAAAAGAAACTCTTTCTAATACAGAAAAGATAAAATCAGCATTTGGATGGATGCCAACAGTCTCCCTAGAAGAATGGATAAAGGAAAACAAATAATGCTTAAACCAGTATATTCTGATTCTATAGATTTTAGATGTTCAGACCTATATATGCACTCATTGGAAGCTCCTGCAGGAAAAGATATTTGGAGTGTTTGTCATGAAATAGCTCAACTATTAATAGAAAAAAATATTTCATACGGCAACTCTGCCATAAACCCAGTTAGAATTTTTGCTTCATCAGATAATGTTGAGCAATTAAAAGTACGCATTGATGATAAAATTAATAGAATAAAAAACAATAAGGGTTTTGCTGGAGATAACGACATTGATGATTTAATTGGTTATTTAATGTTGTTAAAGATTGCTATTAATAAATGAAAAGAATTATAATTACGCCAGCGGGAAGAATTAGATTTTTAGAGATACTGTATCTGCATCTTTTAACAAAAAAAAATGAATTTGACGAGTGGCATCTTTGGGTAAATACTGACAATGAAGATGATGTTGAGTATATATATCAATTAGAAAAAGAAAATAATTGGATAAAAACTGTACCTAGTAAATTACCTATAGTTAAAGGCTATCCAGTAAAAACTATAGTTCCTTTTTATGAATACTGTATTGATCAAGACTCCATGTATTTAAAGTTAGATGATGATATTTGTTTTATAGAAAAAGGTTCAATTGACAAAATATTTAAAGAAAGACAGTCTAATGATAAAAGTTTGTTGGTTTTTGGAAATATAATAAATAATTCAATAATTTCTCATTATTATCAAAAAAACAACATAATATCAAGCGAAAAGCTAGTAACTTATGACGCATTTGACGAAGTTGGATTAAAAGATGCAATATTTGCAGAAGATTTGCACAGATTATTTTTAAATAAATATGAATCTATTGGTTTAGAACATTTTTATATGAAAAATATAAAGCCCGAGGGTTTTCCAAGAATATCAATTAATGCTGTTGCTTGGACTGGAAAAATGTTTAATGAATTTGAAGGCAAGATAGATCATTATGACGATGAAGATTGGCTTTCTCATCATAAATCTAAAATGATAAATAGTCCAAATATAATTGTTGGAGATACTATTTTTTGTCATTTTTCATTTGGCATACAAAGAAATCACCTAGAAAGCACAGACATACTGCCAAAATATAAATTAATAGCCCTAGAAGAATTTTTAAATTTAAAAGCATAAATTGTGTTGACAAGATATAGGTTTAAGGAGTATAATTAAATATGCCTACATATGAATATTCATGCGTAACGTGTGACAAATCAGAAGAAATAACAAGAGGATTTAATGATCCTGAAGTAGTTCCGCCATGCCCTTCTTGTGGCTATAACATGGCAAGATCATATAGTGCTCCAGGAATTCAATTTAAAGGTTCTGGATTTTATAAAACAGATAACGGATAATATGAGCGAAATAGAAGTAGCTGGACAATTTGATCAAATGAATAAAGTAGTTGAAGAACTACTTAAAGGTAATACCCCCGCACAAATTGCTCGTAACTTAGAACTTACCAGAGTTCAGGTAGATACACACATTAAGACTTGGAAAGTTTTTGTTCATGATAATAATGCTGTTCGTGAACGTGCAAAAGAAGCCTTAGCTGGAGCAGACGAACATTACAACATGTTGATTAAAGAAGCTTGGAAAACAGTTGAACAAGCAGATGCTCAAGAAGCTTTAAATGTTAAATCTCAAACGTTAAAACTAATTGCTGATATTGAAGCTAAGCGTATTGATATGCTTAATAAGGCGGGAGTGCTAGAAGATAACTCCATGGCAGATCAAATATTGGAAACAGAAAGAAAACAAGATATCTTAGTTGGGATACTTAAAGATGTTACATCAAATTGTGATCATTGCAAATGGGAAGTATCTAGAAGATTGTCTCAGGTTACTGGCCAGTTAGAAGCCGTAGAAGTAAATGACTGATTTTGATATCTTTTTAGATGCTCTTGAAAATGATGACTTTAATGAAAAGCCAGCAACTATTGAAGAGTTTGTAACAAGTAAAGATTATTTAGGTTTGCCACCTTTATCTGAATATCAATATACAATGATTAGAGCATCAACACAAGTTTATAAAAAAGAAACTTTAATTAAGCTTTATGGTGAAGATGAAGGCAATAAAATATTTAAACAAACTTGTAATGAAGTTATCTTGCAGTTAGGCAAAGGTTCTGGAAAAGACTATACATCTACAATTGCTTGTGCATATGTAGTGCATTTGCTTTTATGCTTAAAAGATCCTGCCAGATATTTTGGAAAGCCACCAGGGGACGCTATTGATATTATTAATATTGCTATTAACGCAGTTCAGGCTAACCGAGTATTCTTTAAAGGATTTAATCAACGTATTGAAAAATCTCCATGGTTTCAAGGAAGATACATTGCTAAAGCAAATAGCATAGAGTTTGATCATGAAATTACCGTACACTCAGGACACTCACAAAGAGAATCTTGGGAAGGTTATAACGTATTAATTGTTATCCTTGATGAAATTTCAGGATTTGACTTGGACTCAACTTCTGGAAATGAGCAGGCAAAAACTGCATCAAGTATTTATAAAATGTATCGTGCTTCTGTAAACTCTCGTTTTCCAGATTTTGGTAAATTAGTTTTGCTTTCTTTCCCACGCTTTAAAAATGACTATATTCAACAAAGATATAATGAAGTTGTGGCAGAAAAAGAAGTTGTAATAAGAAGTTATAAATTTAAAGTTGATCCAGAACTTCCAGATGGAACTGATGGCAATGAATTTGAAATGGAATGGGAAGAAGATCATATTGTTTCATACAAGATCCCCAGAGTTTATGCATTAAAAAGACCAACATGGGAAATTAACCCAACACGTAAAATTGAAGATTTTACAATTGACTTTTATACAGATCCTACAGATGCGTTATCACGTTTTGCTTGCATGCCACCAGATGCCACCGACGCCTTCTTTAGAAATAGAGATAAAATTGAAGCAGCATTCTCTAACACTAAACTGGGTGTAAGTCAATACGGTGCCTTTGACGATGACTTTAAACCAGATTCAGAAAAAAGTTATTATATTCACGTAGACTTAGCTCAAAAACACGACCACTGTGCAGTAGCATTAGCACATGTAGAAAAATTTGTTCAAATGAAATTTGGTGACAAGATGACAGAAGCTGCACCAAGAATAGTAGTAGATGCAGTAAGATATTGGACCCCTACAGCATCTAAATCTGTTGACTTTACTGAAGTAAAAGAATATATAATTGGTTTACGTGAGCGGGGATTTAATCTTAAGGTAGTCACATTTGACCGTTGGAACTCTTTTGACATGATGGAACAATTAAAAGCTTATGGTATGAATTGCCAAGTTCTTTCTGTAGCCAAAAAACATTATGAAGATATGGCTTTGACTATAAATGAAGAACGTGTATTTGGACCTAAAATTCAACTTTTGATAGATGAATTGCTTCAATTAAGAATTGTAAAGGATAAGGTAGATCACCCAAGAAAAGGCTCTAAAGACCTTTCTGACGCCGTTTGCGGGGCTATTTATAATGCAATAGCATGGACCCCAAGAGATGCTAATCAACAAATAGATATACATACATATTCTGGAGTTTTTGGAGATGAATTAGAACAACTTCGTCAAGAATCGGATGCTAGATTAATTAGAAATAACACAGTAATTATGCCAAAAAAAGAAGAAATGCCATCAAGTTTGCGGGATTTCTTAGGAATAGATGATGATGAAGATGAATTTCCTGTTGACAGCATGCAGATACTCTGATAGACTACAAACCTATTAAAGGAGATATATGTTAGCAAACGGAACAATTAAGACAATTGAAGATGAAGATGACATCTATATTTCATTAACTGCCCTATGTGAATATTTTACACAATCAGCAGTAAACATGAATAAAGAAGTAAAAGGCGTTGGCCCAAAAGATAAAAGATATGCACAAGGTCTTTTAGACATGATGCATACACTTGCAGATGAGATGGTTCAATTGGGTAAGTTTGAAGCACAAAGAAGAATGATTAATAATCCAGAAGATCTTCTTAAGATGATTGACAATAACCCATTTGGTAAAGTAGAATAAGGTAATTGGTCTGTAGCTCAATGGCAGAGCACCCGACTGTTAATCGGGATGTTGTAAGTTCGAGTCTTACCAGACCAGCCAATTACAAACCTTCTATTAGAAAGAGTATAATTATGAATATGATGGCGGAAAAAACAGAAGAGTCACAAGAAAAAGAATATCAATTAAATGTTATTGATAGATGTGATCAATGTAATGCTCAGGCATATGTTTTAGTAAAAGGTGTTTCTGGAGATTTAATGTTTTGTGGACATCATTTTGCTCAAAATGAAGCTGCATTAATTAAATTTGCATATGAAATTGTTGATGAAAGAGAAAAGTTAATTCAAAATAAACTTATAGGTTCTGAAAACTAAATATCACGGAGTGGTAGCTTAGTTGGTCAAAGCCCCGAACTCATAATTCGGCTATCGTAGGTTCAAGTCCTACCCACTCTACGCCTCTTTAGCTCAGTGGTAGAGCATCCGCCTTGTAAGCGGAAGGTCGTCAGTTCAATCCTGACTGGAGGCTCAAGGCTATATACGTCACTTTCTTAGGATGTTATAGTTACATATACATATCCCGTAGCGTAAAAGTTATGGTGAGATAGGGCAGCGTCATTCGGTGCTGGAATACGTATATAGCCCCTTGCGGATGTTGCATAATGGTAGTGCCTCTGCCTTCCAAGCAGATAGTGCCAGTTCAATTCTGGTCATCCGCTCCAAGGAAGAATGGCTGAGTGGTTTAAGGCAGCGGATTGCTAATCCGTCGTAGGAATTATATTCTTACCATAGGTTCAAATCCTATTTCTTCCGCTTTGATGATATAATTATTTTATAAAATATGCTTTACATTGGAGATTTAAATGGCTTTATCGCACTCTTTAGTAACACTTAATCAAACCGCACATCTTTTAACATTAGCAGCTGGTAGTGAAGAGCCATATGCAAAAGGAATTACTATTTCAGTACAAAATTTACATGCAACACATTTTGTTTTTATAGGAGATTCTTCTGTATCAACAAGTTCTTATGGATATAGAATTGATCCAGGCGATACTTTTACGGTTCAAGAACTTAGTTGGGATAGTGAATTGTATGCCGTTACGGATACAGGAACAACTCAAGTCGGAGTTATTAGGATTACCCTCTAATGCCAGAAATTTATTATACAAGAACGGGTGCTTCGGGAACCCCAGGAATTCAGGGTCCAGCAGGTGCAGTAGGTGCAACTGGGTCAACAGGCCCACAAGGTCCAACAGGTCCATCAGTTACTGGCCCAACAGGCGCTAAAGGAACAGATGCTACACTTCCACAAAATTTAGGAACATCTGATTCTCCTTCATTTGATAAGATTTATGTAACAAATAATGGAAATGGAACCAATGTAAAAGTTGGTGATGATACTTGGCTAGGTGATGTTAATATTGAAAACACACTTTCAGTCAGAGGTGTTGAAGACTCATCAAAAGGCTACATATCCTTTGGAACTGGGATGGTACAAAATATTGGTACAGATGGATCTGGTAAAACTGTAATAGGTACAGACCTTATCCCAGCTTCCGACAATGCTTATGCTCTTGGAAATCTTGAACATAGATGGAAATCTATTTCAATTGGTGAAGGTACTATCTATATTACAGATGCTACAACAGGAGAACAAGCAGCAATAACAATTGATAATAGTGTATTTCTTATCAATGGTGTTGCACAAGCACAATTACCTGCAATTGTAACAAATAATATTGAATTGCATGATGGTAATGATAATGTGGTTTTACGTATAGTTGAGGAAAATGGCGTAGGTAAGATTTATTTTGGTGGGGGATCTAATGGTATCTACCAAGATGGTGGTAAAACTTATATAAATGGTATAGGTTATAGAGCCCAATCTGCTGGAATAAAGCCATTATCTTATAACACTTCAACAGGTGAAATTTCATACAATAGCGATATTAAATCTGTAATTGTGAAATCTTCTGTCCCAGCACACTCTTACGGAGTATCTGGGGATGTTGAAGGCATGATCGCACATGACTCTTCCTTCTTATATGTATGCATAAGAGATTATGTAAATAATTCAACACCAATTTGGAAAAAGATTGATTATCATGCAGGAGACAACTGGTAATGGAAAATAAGCAAACAGAAGAAACTAAAAAGTGTATGACATGCGGATGCGATGATTTAGGTAATGATCATCATTATATTTCTGATACAGAAAAATGTACTTCTTGTATTAATAAAGGCCAAGGCCCATGTTGGGACGGTTATCAATATGCAGGAACTAAAGAGCAAGGTGGCAGGACTGTGCCAAATTGTATTCCCGTCAAAAAAGCTGATGGCGGATACCAACCAAATGCAGGCATGAAAGCCGCAGCACGTCGTGCATTGAAGTGGAAAGATGCTGGTATGGCAACTGGTGCAGGAACTCCTGTAGGCTGGGGTCGTGCAAGTGATATTGTAGCTGGAAGATCTATGTCGCTTGATACAGTAAAGCGTATGTATTCTTTCTTTTCACGCCATGAGGTTGATAAAAAGGGTAAAGATTGGGACAAGCCATCACATGGAAAGATTATGTGGAATGCTTGGGGTGGAGACGCAGGTTATGCTTGGTCTCGTGCTATTGTAAATAAAGAAAACAAAATTGAAAAAGAATCTGCAGGCGCAGGACGCATTGATGGTGGCGTAGGATTTAAGCTTGAGTACAATGTTCCAGACTGTCAAGGTGGATATGCCATTACAAAAGCGGGGACTGGACAAGTAATTGGTTGTTATACAACTAAAGAGCATGCAGAAGAAGCCATGAAAGCAATTGCAGTAAACGAACCTCAAATTAATAAGGCAATGCATACTGCAGATCCAGATACTGTTGCGGGAACTTTACAACAAGGACCTCAAGATGATGGCGACGATGAAATGAATTTTTGGACAGGAGCATTTTCTCCATTTGTTCACAGATCAGTAAAAGGGGAACCAATGGTTCCAACCTACAACAGCCCGCCACAACATGACGGGGAACCATCAGTAGGCTATGGAAATTCATCAAGCAAGCATGGAAAAAGTAATTCTTAAGGAGATAAAATGACAATATCAATTCAGGGTGCGGGAAGCATAGCAGGCTTAGGATCATTTTTGAATACTGCTACTCAAAATACACCAACAGGAACACTAGTTTCTGCTTATGGAACTACTTTTGCATATTCTCATGACGCAGTTAATTGGACAAAAGGAACTCTTCCAGTAACAGCAACAGTTATAAAATATTTAAACAATAATTTTATTACCATGAATTCAAGTGGAACATATAACATTTCAACAGATGGCATAAATTGGACAAATGGATCTCTGGGAATTTCAGCAAACTGGAAAGATATTACTTATGGTAATGGAAGGTATGTCGCATCATCTGGATCAACAAGTGGAAGAACTGCATACTCAACAGACGGATCTACATGGACGGCAGGAACAGCATCAGCAGGATATATTGGCGGATATGTAATAGAGTATGGAAATGGAACTTTTGTAGAGATGGGTGCCTCTAGTTCAAGAGCAGCACATACTTCAACAGACGGTGCTACATGGGTAAGAAGAACTACTAACGATACGTACTCTTATCTTTCACTTGTTTATGGAAATAAATTTGTAGCTTTTACAAATAATGGAAATATAGCTAAAACTTCTACGGACGGATCTACTTGGACAAATAATTCTTTGCCCATATCTGGAGCATGGATTAGATCTTCTTATGGAAATGGAATATATTTTTGCCCAATAACAAATTCAAATAATGGAGTATATTCAACTGACGGCGGAACAACATGGAATCAAACAACGCTTCCAGCAAATGTGACTTGGAACTCTTCCACATTCTTTAATGGAAAGTTTGTAATTACTGGTTACAACCCATTATCTTCAAATGATAAAAACTATATTGCTACATCTACAGATGCAGTAAATTGGTCTTTAACAACAGTAACTGACGTAAATTGGTCAGTAAGCGTAGCAGCAAAGAATTAATTTATGGAGTATTTAGTTGTTGGGGCGGGATTTTACGGCCTTACAATTGCTGAAAGATTGGCATCAGTAGGCAAAAAAGTATTAATTATAGATAAAAGAGATCATATAGCGGGAAATGCTTATTCTTATCTTGATAAAAAAACAAATGTAGAAATACATAAATATGGATCTCATATCTTTCATACTTCAAATGAAAAAGTCTGGAAATATTGCAATAAGTTTACCAAATTTAATAATTATAAACATACGGTATGGACTAATTATAATAATAAAATATACCCAATGCCTATAAATTTGGCTACAATGTCTTTATTTTTTGAAAAACAAATGTCTCCAGATGAAGCTAAAAAAATGATATTAAATTTTCAATCTCAAATTACACCAGAAAATTTAGAAGATAAAGCAATATCACTTATAGGTAAAGATTTGTATGAAGCTTTTATTAAAGGATATACAGAAAAACAATGGCAAACAGATCCAAGATTGCTTCCGCCAGAAACTATATCTAGGCTTCCTGTAAGATATGATTTTAATATAAATTATTTTGATGATAAATATCAAGGTATTCCATTAAATGGTTACGGCATCTGGGCAGAAAAAATGATTGATAATTCAAATATAAAAATTGAATTAAATGTAGATTTTTTTGATGTAAAAGATAATTTTAAAAATTCAAAAATATTTTATACAGGTCCAATTGATAAATATTTTAATTATTGTGAAGGAGATCTTAGTTGGAGAACTTTAGATTTTGAATTTGAATATCATAAAATAAATGATTATCAAGGAACATCAGTTATTAATTATTCAAACATAAAAAACTTATATACAAGAATTCATGAATTTAAGCATTTTGTTTCAGAAAAAGAGTATAATGGTACTATAATTGCTAAAGAATATTCTAGGTTTGCTGATAGAAATGATGATCCTTATTATCCAATTAATTCAGAAAAAGATAAGGATATATTAAAAAAATACAGGTACTTAATTGATAAAGAAAAAAATGTAATTTTTGGCGGTAGGTTGGGAAGTTATCAATATTTGGATATGCATATGGCAATAGCATCAGCGTTATCAACTTTTAGGAAACTTTATGAATGAAATATTAGTAATGTCAATGACTACAGAAAGATTTACGCATAGAAGAGAAGGTGTTACGAGTACATGGTACAAAGATATTGACACTTTATTCTATTCTGATCATGAAGATGTTGAAAATAATACTTATAAAGTTTGTAAAGAATCAAATTATGACAGCAACGTAATAAAACAAACTAGAATACTTAAAGATATAAAAGAAGGAAAAGTTTTTTATAAAAATAAAAACGCTTTAGATTATAAATGGGTTTTATTTGTTGATGACGATACATTTTTAAATGCAATTTATTTTAAAAAAGAAATAAATGGTTTTGATGAAAATTTTGTTTATGGCAGATCACATCCAATGTTTTCGCTTTTACCAAAAAGAGGGATGGTTTATGGCGGAGCAGGAATTTTAATATCAATAAAAAATATAAAAAAAATTACAAAATATGATTATACTGAAACTAATTATGGAGATGTTGCTTTATCCGAAATCCTATTTAGAAATAAAATTTTAATAAAATTTGATGAAAGATTTAATCAAGTTCATACTTACGAGCAATCACAAGATATCATGACTAGCTTAGAAGTAAATAAAAATTTTACATATCATCATTGTTCACCTGATCAAATGAAGAAATACTATAGTTTAATAGAATTTTAACAAAAAAATATAGTTCATGATATACTAATAGTAGCGTAGCCAGATCCTCTGCAACTTGCACGATCTGGCTTTCTGTTATATAATATAAAGACAGGATGCCTAATGGATCCCGAATTTAACTAACTTGCTGAAAAGGAGCTAAGTATGACAAACCTAGTATATAAAGACCCATTCAAACAAATTCAATCTATTTTTAATGACCCGTTCTTTTTAGGGTTTAATGATCAATTTGTAAGATGGGAAAACAATAAGAAGATAACATCCACATTCCCCCCATACAATGTAAAAAAGGTTGACGAAGATAATTTCTTGGTTGAACTTGCAGTAGCGGGATATGATCGTGAAGATCTTGATGTAACAGTAGATAAAGATACTCTTATCATCAAAAGTAATCGTGATAACGAAGAAGAAGGCGATTTCTTGCACAAAGGAATTGCTGGACGTAATTTTACACAAACCTTCACGCTTGGCGAATATATGGTTGTTAAATCGGCTTCGCTTGATAATGGATTGCTAACCGTAAGAATTGAACGGGAAGTGCCTGAAGAAGCCAAGCCTAAAACAATTAAAATAAAATAATGATATAATATAAATCTGCATCCTTTCATCGGGAAGTCGCAGATTGGGGACCTGAGCATGTCCCGTAATAAACTGCTCATCTAACAAAGGAATAATATGACTCAAAAGCAAAAAAAGGTAGAAGCAAGACTAGCAATTCGTATTGCAAATATGCCTAAAGGGTCGGGATTTAAAAAGCCTGGTTCCATGAATAAGAAAAAAACAGGTTACGCTAAGATCTCTAAATAATGTATAATTAATTGTATGTGGAACAAGATCTCAACATACTTTAAAAGATATCCAGCCAGAGTGTCTGGATATACATCAGCATTAATTTTGTGGGGACATAAATATTTTTCTGGTAAATTAATAGATCTATTAATTCCTTCAGTCATGTTTATGATTGGTATGGGAGAAATGGCTCAAAGAGCAGAAAATAAAAAAACAATAAAAGCTCTATATACCGAAAATGATCCAAATAGATCAGATGAAGATATAATTAAGGATATTAAATGAATGAATTAGCAGCAGTACTAAAAGAATTACAATCAATGGCTATGAAGATTTACGCACAATCTCACGGATACCATTGGAATATTGAAGGGCGGGAATTCAAGCAAGATCACGCCTTCCTACTAGAAATCTATGAGGATGTATTTGACTCTATAGATGCATATGCAGAAAATTTAAGAAAAATTAAGGTAAAAGCACCATTTGGACTAGAACAATTACAGCAAAATAGTGCACTAAGAATTAATGATTCATTAGATTTAACTTCACAACAAATGTTTACTGAATTAGCTAAAACTAATGCTCAAATTATTGATAGATTAAAGTATGCTTTTGATATTGCAACCGAAGAAAAAGAAAATGGAATTGCAAACTTTTTAGCAGATCGTCAAGATAAGCATGCATTTTGGCAATGGCAGTTGACATCAACACTTAAGTAATAGTATAATAAGGTTATAAATGCATAAGGTCCTACGGGGCCTTTTGTATTTGTCCTTATAGCTCAGTCGGTAGAGCAGAAAACTTTTAATTTTCGGGTCGCAAGTTCAATTCTTGCTGAGGACACTTGAAAAGATTAAAACAATATGTTATAATCTACATATGGGATATAAAGATTATAACAAAAGTATGAATAAATATATGAAACAAAGGTGGGAAGCACGAAGGCAAAGTGCAATAGACTACCTAGGAGGTAAATGTATAAGGTGTAACTCTACAGATTTTTTAGAATTTGATCATATTGAGCCTTCTACTAAAATAATGACAATTGCTAAAGCTTCAAGTAGAAATGAAAAAATGTTTTGGGAAGAAGTAAATAAATGTCAATTGTTATGTGTTCCATGTCATCTTGAAAAAAGTGCTGAAGATATAAGAAATGGTAAAAACCCTAAATATAAAAAATAAATATTAAGCCTCTGTAGCTCAGTGGATAGAGCGAGACTCTTCTAAGGTCTGCGTCGGAGGTTCAATCCCTTCCAGGGGCGCACAAAAAATAAACTACTAACAGAAAGAATAAAATGAAAAAAATAACAGCAATCGCAGTAGCACTACTATCAATTATTCCAATTCAAGCACATGCTGCAACAAATCAAAACATTGCAATTATTGACACTGGATTTGATCCATCAGTATCTCAATTTGCAGGAAAAATTGTAGATGAGGTTTGCTTTACTAGTTCATGCCCTAATGGGAAGTCTTTTCAAGAAGGTGCGGGAGCAGCAAGATTGTCTTCAATACAATTAACAGCCAGAGATGCTGTTCATGGAACACAAATGCTATCAGCATCAATTCTTACAAATCCAAGCACAAATTATGTATTTATTAGGGCTTATGGAATTTTGGGTACAACTTTAATGTCACCTACAGATAATGATTTTTCAAACATTCTTTCTTGGATTTATTCAAATAAAGATAGATTAAATATCGGAGCAGTAGTATTTAGTGCAGCAAGAAATATTACTACGGCATGCCCTACAAACAATATGATTCTTACACAAGTAAACAATTTCAAAACAGCAGGAATCCCCGTTATTTCAGCAACAGGCAATAACTATGACTATGTACATGTAGCTTTTCCAGCATGTTTAGCGCCCGTTATTGCGGTTGGCTCTATTGATAAATACGGTCATGCACTATACAGTAATGCAGGCTCAGATTTAGATTTTGATGCTATGGGAACAATGGTTGTTTCTAATGGCGGTAATTCTACAATTCAAGCCGTAGGCACTTCATTGGCAGCACAGGTATTTGCAGCATCTTGGATGGCTATCAAGCAAGCAAAGCCTAGCCTAACCTATGATCAAGAATATGATCTAATCAAGGCAACTCAAACACTATCAAGCAATACTGGGGTAAAAAATGTCCCTACCATTAATTTGAATGGTGCTTTAAAGTAATAGCCTGTATAATTAAGGTTAGAGGAAGTATCCAAATTATAATTTAAGGAGAAATAAATGTCAGCAAAACCAGTTCCACCAGTTGGAGCAAATAAGCCAGGATCAGCAGCACGTTTTCTTGAAGTAGCAATGTCTCAAGTTGGTGTTGTAGAAGGTCCTAAAGACAATGAAACAGATTACGGCAAGTTTACTAAGCACGACTTTCAAGCATGGTGCGGAAGCTTCATGATGTGGTGTGCTAAAGAAGCTGGAGTAACAATTCCAGATACAGTTTACACACCAAATGGTGCAAATGCATTTAAAAAATTGGGAACATGGACAGACGCCGATAAGGCAGATCCAAAGCCAGGAGATCTAATTTTCTTTCATTTTGCAGCAGCAGCAAAGCCAACAGATGAAGTTCAACATGTAGGTGTTGTTCTTAAAAATAATGGCGATGGAACAATTACAACGGTTGAAGGCAACACATCACCAGACAGCAAACCAGCAGGTTCTGCTGCAAATGGTGGAGAAGTTGCATCAAATATCCGTGGCTACAAAGTTGGAAACAAAAAAGGCAAGTGGGCAACAGTTGTCGGTTTTGGTCGTCCAGCTTATACAGCATAAGGATTAAAAATGGAATATGATCCTTCTAACGAAGAGCATAGAAGTATAATGGATTATCTTATTTCAGAAGGTGCTGCAGAAATTGACGGCGTTGATGAAGATGGAGAAATAATCTATAAGTTTGATATGGATTTGTTAGAAGAGATCATGCCAGACTTTCATCAGGTCCTTTTAGATGATATGGACAATATTTTAATTGATTTGTATCAAAAAGGATTAATTGATGTAAGTTATGACGAAGAGCTTAATGCTCAAATGACGGTATCCGAAGAAGGAAAAGAAGCCCTAAGGATGGCTGGATTTGATGTAGATGGTTCCGAAAACGAAGATTTCTAATGTATAATAAGACAATAAGGCGGTGATTAATTTATGGATAACAATCAACAAGTAGCAGGATCTGGAACAGAACAACCTTCAACACCAGTTCATGTAACAGAACAAGCAGGCCCAGAAGCAGGAACAACTACTCCTTCAGTAACAAACCTAGGAGTCAATAATCCTTCAAAGGCAGAAACATCACGCCCATTTACAGGAAGCGATGTTTCAATGACAACTCCTCAATATGCAGGTGGCAACATCACAACAACTGAGGCAGGATCAAAGTAATGAACGATTTAGAGAAAAAAGAATTTTCTGAAGAGAAGCGTAAAAAATTGGCAGATAAAGGCCATGCTCTTCCAGATGGGTCTTTTCCTATTGAAAATGTAAATGATTTGCACAACGCTATTCAATCAATAGGTCGTGCAAAAAATCCTACAGAAGCAAAAGCTCACATTATTCGTAGAGCAAAAGCATTAGGAGCATCTAATCAACTTCCAGATACATGGAAGGTTAAAAAGTTTTTTGATGAAATTTTAGATATGATTAAGTCAATCGGAACATCATCATCAGCAAACCAAGAGCGGGATGAAAGAACCGTAGAAAATTATGTTAGAGGAAATTCTAATACTAATACAAATACTCAGACAGGAGGTAATACAATAGTGTCAAACACAACAGAACCAGATCCAAAGGGAGATATTGCAGTAACAAAGTCTTTCCCTACAGCAGGAGGAGATCATCTTGTTGGACAAGAAACTCGCCCAGTTGATGGAGCAACATCAGTATCTGATGCACCAAACAGCGAAGCAGTAGTTCCAAATCAAGAAACAATTCCTAGCTCAGCAACATCATCAGTTGCTCCTTCAAAGGAAGCAGAAATGAATCAACCTGAAAAAGTTACAATTAATAAGTCAATGACTTGTCCAGATTGTGGCGGATCAGTACTTCATGAATGCATGGGTAAAGCAGATTCTTCTAAGGAAGAAGATGCAATTGAAAAGGCTGCAGATGAACCAGAATCTAAGGAAGAAGAAGCCAAGGAAACTGCTGCAGACGAAAAGAAGGAAGAAATGAAGAAGTCTCTTTGGGGCGGAGCATTTTCTCCACTGATTAAGTAATTATATATACGTATATATGTGTACAAGGACGGTAACCCCGTCCTTGTTCATTTAGAAAGGAAACTATGAGAGTTTTAGTATTTGGATCAAATGATTATACAGATTATAACGATTTAATTCGTCAGCTAACCGTATTAATTGATGATCGTAAACATTTTTATCCAGATGACAAAGAATATATTTTTGTTCACACGGGCAGGCGGGGTGCCGAAAATATGATTACCGAATATATAGGTAAAACAGAAAAGTTCCTCAGACAAAAAGGATATAAGATTAAAGAAGAATTAATTAGAAAAAATCAAGGCTTAACAGATCTTGACTTAATTGAGTCTACCCCAGATTTTGCCCTTGTTTTTGGAGATTCCCCACGTAATAAATCATGCCTTAAACTATTAGAGATTTACGGAATACCTCATAGATTTATTAAAGAATAGTAAAAATACGCTTGACATGATATCTATAAAGATGATACAATGTAATAGTCCCTACTAACAAAGGAAATAAATGACAAACATTAAACCGCTTGGCAGTTTAATTTTAATTCAAGAAATCAAGGTAGAAGAAAAGACCACTAAGTCTGGCCTTGTGCTTACAGCAGATTCTTTGGACTTTGGTTTAAAACGTGGCAAGGTAGTTGCAATTGGATCTGGAGATCACGATAATGCGGGGAATCATTATCCAATTCCACTAAACATTGAAGATGAAATTATTTACTCAGATAATCATACTACAGAAATAGAAGATGATGCTGGAGATAAATATAAATTTATTAATTGGCGACAACTATTTGGAACGGTAGAAAACAATGGCTAAAATAGCTTTAAATTATGAACAAGCACATAATTTTGTTGAAAAAAATAAAAAATTAGGTTTTTATTGGGATGGTTATTCCATGATGAAATGGACGCCAGGCCATAATGGTTATATGCAAAAAAATGGTATGTTTCGTAATAATCAATGGGGATACTCTTTGAGGTATGAAGTAAATTCCAATGGCATATGGGAAATCAGTGATAAGTATGCCAAACTTATTTAGTTATTTAGGAATAGATGAGTTAGACATAAGATGGTATCATCTTGCCACTTGTGACAAGATGTCAATCAATTGGTTTTATGATGACTATGAAGCAGATAAGGAATTGGCAAAACAAATTGATCAAGTTTGTATGCATTGTCCAGTTATCAATATGTGTCATAGTGAAGGCGTAAGAAATAAAGAAAAAGGTGTTTGGGGTGGAGTTTACATGGATCTTGGTAGACCAGATAAACAACATAACTCTCACAAAACACCCGAAGTATGGAAACAATTAAAGAAGCTTCATGGAAAAAATAACGTACACGGCTGAGATGGCTAGAAAAATCAGGAATATAAAACCTCCTGTAAAAAATCTAATCATGGATATAAGGGCAAGACCAAATTACTTAGCACTTACGGTATACGAAAGCAATATCATGGAGATGAATGAAACTCAACGAATGGCAACTATGGATTATTTGCTATTAGTAAGAGAACTAATTATGTCTTATGGAACGCCATGCGAAATAGAAGGGATGAAATATACTCATGAGCAACTCAGAGCTAGAAGAAAACAACGGTGACAAAATAACATACGTCTATATTCCAGACGAAGGTTTAAATGGATTCTTAATTAAAGAAGGTCCATATGTGTCTACCGTGCAATATTTTGATAACGGAGTTGGGTATATTGTTGAGATCCCAAATGAAGATTTTATTGTAGTCAATGAAATTAATATTGGATATATTGAAGAAACGGATGATAATTTATAATGCTGTGTTTTAGCTGTGGAAAACAGAAAAATGAACTTCAACCAAAGAAATCCGCTATAATTGATGGAGTGACACTATTTATGTGTCAAACCTGCATAGACTCTAAGTTTGAGCCTAGGTGGGTCATTATTTTGGCGGGAAGACAAAATGGTGCTGAGTTTGTAAGAGATTATATTGTTAAGCGACGTTATATTGGTAGAACAATTGACGCAGAAGAACTTATCGCTTAGAAAGAGGAAATTAAATTGTTAAAAATTAGTAATGACATGGAAGAAATTATAAATGAAGATACCGCTATTGTTTATTTTTCTGCAGAATGGTGTCAACCATGTAAAGCTTTAAAACCACAATACGCTAAAGCAGCAGTAATTGATAAAGATACCAATTACTATTTGGTAGATGTTGATAAGATTGATTCAAGATATTTGACTGAATATGGAATTCAAAGTATTCCGCAAATTTTTGAAATGAATAAGGGAATAATTAATAAAAAGATTACGGGTAAAACGTCAGATGAAATTCTGACAGAAATGGGAAAAAATAATGCAGCATAGAGTAAAAACAATTACAGTTGGATTTTTTATTACTGCACTGGTTGCAGGTTCTTCTGTAGCAGCAACAAAAACAGCAGTACCAGATTGGGTATTACCAAATGCAAAAGTTACGCCAGGAGTATTAAATCCAAATGTCACACAAGCTAATATTAAGGATAATGTTTGCAAGGCTAACTGGACATCAACAGTCAGACCTACAGTATCATATACCAATAAGCTTAAGGCTACACAGATGGCTGGAGACTACAAGTATCTCCAAGCACAATTCGGAACAGCATCTGCATCGTACGAAGAAGATCATTTAATTTCACTTCAATTAGGTGGAAGCCCTACTGATCCTAAAAACCTTTGGCCTGAACCATATGCAGGAAATAATGCTCGTAAGAAAGACGTTACAGAAACAGCTTTGAAGCGTTTAGTATGTGCGGGTACACTTAAATTAGCAGATGCTCAAAAAGCAATTGCAACAAATTGGGCGGATGCATACAAGAAGTATGTTACTGCTACAGACACAGCAGACACATCAGATAACTAATTAAGGATATAAATTGACAACCATTGTAGGCGTATGTAAAAACGGAAATGTAACTATGGGAGCAGATTCACAAGTTACAGACGGCGATAGAATCAATAATAGTTTAACTATGGAAAAGATTACTAAAAACAATGGGTATCTTATCGCAGGGAGTGGAGATTCTACCCCCTGCGACATTTTACAGCATATATTTGTTCCACCAATTCCTAGTGCTTCTGAAAGAAAAAATATGTACAAATTTATGATTACTAAATTTGTTCCAGAAATGAGAGAGTGTTTATCTGAAAATGGGTGGAAGCCTGATACTGATGACAAAGATTCTGGATTTAGCATGCTTATAGCCTATGATGGAGAATTATTTGACATAGGAGATGATTTTAGCGTATTGTTGAATGGCGACGGCATATACGGTGTAGGAAATGGATCTAAATTCGCCATTGGTGCGTTGTATGCGGGGGCAAGTGTAGAACAAGCTCTACAAATTGCTGCTAACAATGATATTTATACATCTGGACCATTTCAGATAATTAAACAACAAAAACAAAGTAAGAAAGCAAACTGAGAGTATCCTGAGACGCCTTGACCAAAAGGTTAATTATGCGGTACAATAGAGTATTCGTGCCAAAAGGTACGATAATCCTGATCAGGGATAAAAAATAAACAACGTATACGAAAGGTAATAATGAAGAATATGAAAAAGATCTCTGCGATTCTTGCAATCTCATTGGGACTTGGTTTCGTTTCAGCAGTGTCAGCATCAGCTACAACTCCTGCTAACCAAACAGTTTCATTGGCAGTGCTTTATGACGACGGTCATACTCCTGTAGTGCAACCATCAGCAGACGTAAAAACAGCAAACGGTGTGGCGGGTCCCGCAAACACAGTTACGCTACAAGTATTATCAAATACAACTAAAAAAACTGTTGTAACAGTAAGTGGAGCAGGTGCCACCATTGCTAGTTCAAATGGTACATCATCAGGTAAAGTAACAATTACATCAGGAGCAACATCTGCTTTTGTGTCAAACGATACTCCAACTGCACAACTTTACACAATTGTAATCAATACTCCAAACGTAGGAACAATTGTTGCAAATACATATCTTGAAACATCAAGCGGTATTTTTAGTTCAACTGCAGATTCATCAGTAACAATTACTGTTAATGCAGCAGCAAAGGCAGGAACATTTGCACCAGCAGATTCAACTGCATTGCTAAATGCTGGAACAGATACTACTACAACCACAGATGCGACAATTGCCGTATCTAAGAATGTTGGATCACAAGCAGGAAACATTCGCCTTGTCCTAAAAGATGGCGTCGGATCAGCATATGCTGGTACAGATGTTTATGCACAAATTTCAGGTAGCGGACTTATTGCAAATGGCAATACATCTGGTACATCACGCCTAGCAGCAATCACACTAACAAATGGTGTCGGTTATGTTGGTATTAGTCCAGACGGAACTGCGGGAACAGGAACTATTACAGTTTATGTTGGAAATTCAATTTTCTCAACAAAGACAGTAGCATTCTCTGGAACTGCATCTAAGTTTGAAGTAACAAAGGGTTGGGGAGTTTACCGTGTAGGTTCCAATGGAACTAATGGTTCTTCAACAAATCCAGGAATTGCAGTAAAGGTAACAGATTCAAATGGTAATCTTGTAGCAGATGGTACAACCGTTTATGCTTCATCATCAACCACAACAATTGCTACTGTTTCAGCCACACAAACAACAGTTGCTGGTATTGCATATTTTGCAGTAACAGGCGTCGCAGCAGGTTCATCTGTAATTACATTTACAGACAACGGAAATGCTACAACAGCAGTTGCTTCTGCAACTACTCCAGTTACTGTAGGTAATTCAGTTGCTTCAACACTAAAGTTGGCTTTTGACAAAGATACTTACGCTCCAGGAACAGAAGTAAAGATCACTCTAACAGCACTAGATGCTTCGGGTAATGCAATTTCAGATACTGCATCTGCTAGTGCATCATATGTAAATCTGCTTGATTCAGATATTACATCATCTACACAATTGGGTGGTATTTCACTTGCTGGTTCTGCTACACCAAAGTTTGTAAATGGTGTTGCAACATGGACAGTATATGCTCCTCTATATCAAGGAACATTTACAATTAAGGCTAAGTCAGGAACCGCAACAGGTCTTGCAACTGCAGCAAAGGGAATTGATCTCTCTGCAGTAGCAAATATCTCAGGTTCAAGTGACTCTTCACTAGCACTTGATGCTGCTAACGCTGCAACAGATGCTGCTAACAATGCATACGATGAGGCTCAAAATGCAACACAAGCCGCTTCAGAAGCACTAGCAGCCGTTAAGGCACTAGCACTACAAGTTAAGGCACTAATTGCTCTTGTAACAAAGATCAAGGCAAAGCTAAACGCTTAAATTAAAACAACCTTGGGGGACAGGAAAAAATCCTGTCCCTTTTGGTATAATAAATAAGGAGTAAATATGAATCCAATTTGGTCGTGGGCATTATCTGCAATAGGCGTAGTAGGAATATATCTTACTGGACGCAAAAATTGGCGGGGATATGCAGTAGGAATAATGACAGAATGTGCTTGGGTATGGTATAGTATCATAACAAAGCAATGGGGATTTATATTTGGTTCAACCATTTACATCTCAGTATATCTATTTAACATTAATAAATGGATAACAGAGGCAAGAGCAAATAAAATTAGAAGTATGTTTCACATTAATCCAATGAACTATAGTAGAAAGAATAAAAATCATGGCTGATATTCCACTATCAATGCAACAACTTGAAGATATTACAACTCAAGTTTCAAGAGAATTACTTGAACAATGGGCAATCAATGATCGTTTTGAAGAAGATCAAATGGTAAAAGCTGCACAACATGCAGTAGATGATACAGTTTTTATTATTAATAAGTTTATGGAACAATTTAATTACCATATGTTGTTGGAATCAAACAAACAAAAACTAATTTAGTATTCATTTCATGATATAATTGCTATATCGTGAAAACAAAAATAATTAAAAAGATTAAACATTTATTCTTACATTTTGAGAATAGGATTGAAGAATTCTCAGATTGGACTGCAGAAAAGTCTGCTAGTCCTTGGTTCCTGATTGGTCATCTTATATGGTGGGCAGTCTGGATCATATTTAAAGTAGAGCCTTTTCCTTTTGGCTTATTAACCCTTGTAGTGTCTTTAGAAGCTATTATATTGTCTTCCCTACTCCTTTCATCAGGAAATAGAGAAGGGGATATAGAGAAGAAAATAGCCCGTAAAGATTTAAGAATCTCTACTGAAACTAACATAATGGTTGAAGAAATTCATGATGTCATTAGAGACATGCAAGAAGATTTAAGAATGATAAAGGATGATGGGAGGGATTAAAATATGCCCATCGCCATCATCCTATGTATTAATACTTGCCTTATTATCTCAGTTTTAGTATCACAAATTATACATTGTAAAACAAAACATTAATTAGCTTTTTTATCAACTGCTGCAAATGCACCATTGATTTCATCAATAGTTAATTTACCATCATCAAGGAATCCACGAGCAAGTCTTTCAACTACTGTGGCTACTCCTAATGTTCCAGCCAATATTACTGCTTTAATTGTAGAGATTCCTACAACTGCACCAGCACCAATTACGCTCAAACCAGATGCAGCAAATACTGCAACAATTCGCATAATGATGTTATTGATGCTTGCAATAGCACCGCTTCCAACTTGTGTTGGTTCTTCTGTTACTTTAGCCATTTAGTCCTCCTTATCCTTTGGATTTCTTAGTCTCAAGGTTATAATCCAGAGAACAAAAGATATTAAAGTTACTTGTCCAATAATTGTTTTTGCAGATCCCGTCAAAACTAGCCAAGCTGAGAATAACCCAACAAATGTCCAGATTTCACTGAAAAAATCTGCAGAAATATCCTTAAAGAATTGTTTCATTGTCCAAACCTCCTTCTAATAGCACTAACTGCTACAGTTAGAACTAATATTTTTTTAGCTTTTTTGCGGGTTACTGGGGACATATCAGCCCCAATATTAGCCAATGCTACATATGCATCAGCCAATGCTTGTGCTCCAGGAACAGGAACTGTTACGGTAATTGTATCTACTGGAACAAATATATCTGGAGCATTAAAAGTAGTACCTCCAGGCTGTCCAATAAAAGTATCTTTAGTTGTGATAGCTTCTGGTGGAATAGGTAAACCTGAACCTGGAGGTGGAGGTGGTGGAGTAAGCTTTCCATCTTCTCCAACTACTTGTGGTTGTGATTTAGTACCAAAGAATTGAATACCACCGTTTTCCACACCCTTTACATCTTGTTGAATATGTGGAACTAGGGCTTCGGCTGGTGCTTCTTTTACTACGGTATCTGAAAGTTGATCTGGACTATTTGGTACAACACCAATAGTATCTTGTTTTGCTTTATCTGCTGCTGCTTTTGCAGCATCTGCTTTGGCTTGAGCATCTTTTGCTGCTTGATCCGCTGCTTGTTGTGCTGCAGCTTTTGCATCTGCTTCTGCTTTTGCAGCATCTGCTTTGGCTTGAGCATCTTTTGCTGCTTGATCCGCTGCTGCTTTGTCTGCTGCTGCTTTATCCGCTGCTGCTTTGTCTGCTGCTTGTTGTGCTGCCAATGCATCTGCTTGTGCTTTTGCTGCTGCTGCATCTGCTGCTGCTTTATCCGCTGCTGCTTTTTGTGCTGCTTGTTGTGCTGCTAATGCATCTGCTTGTGCTTTCGCTGCTGCTTTTTGTGCTGCCAATGCATCTGCTTGTGCTTTCGCTGCTGCTGCATCTGCTGCTGCTTTGTCTGCTGCTGCTTTCGCTGCTGCAAGTTGTGCATAATAATCATTTGTAACAGATACAGCATTATCCATAGCCGTAACAGCTGATTGAACTGCAACAGTTGCAGTATCTGCAAGAGAATTTGCTGTTTGCAAAGAAATGTTTAAGTTTTGTTGCTGCATAGTTAAATTTTGTTGTTCTGTAGTTAAATTTTGTTGAGCAATAATAAGATTTTGTTGAGCGGTACTATATGTTGCTTGTGCAGAATCAATAACAGATTGTTGAGCATTAACAGCATTTATGGCATCTTGCCATGCTTGATAAGCGGAGTCTCTTATAGATAATTGAGTTGCATAGGCAGATTGAGCAGATGATAAATTATTTTGTGCTGTATTTACAGCAGCAACTTTAACTGGATCTTGAGTTGTTGTATTTGTACCAAAATTAATTGCAGTAGGGCTTGTAAAATAACCTGTACCGTCTGCTCTAATTATCATCCAACCTAGGGTACAAACTGCTCCGCCACCATTTTCATAATACCAAAGAGTAAATGTTTGTTGTTTATTTGAAGATACATCGTAAGTTTGACTATAAGGACTCCAAGTTGGTCCTTGATCTCTCCAATTGTTAATTGCTACTTGATTATCAATATATAAAAGTGCTCCATCATCAGAATAAACTGCATATCTTAATGAACTTGCTTCGTTTGGAATTGTTATTGTTCCTGTAAATTTTACAATTACGCCATCTGCTCTTGCACCCAATACTGATCCACTACCCCAATTATAAACAATTTGAGGTACTGTAGTTGTCAGTACTGGTGTAGCATTTGAAGCGGGCAGTGCGGGAGATCTTCCTCCTGCATTATAAACGCTTGCGGTAATTCCATTTGTTGTTACAGTAATTGTTCCATTGTTTGTTAAATCTGTTTGTGCAGATGTTAAATTATTTTGTGCAATATCTAAATTGCTTGTAGCTGTACCAAGATTGCTGTTTTCTGTATAAAAATTAGATTGTGTTGTATCAGATGTTAATTGAAGATCTGATAATTTTGCAGTTTCTATTGTTAATGTATTTTGAGCATCGTTTAATAAAGCAGTAGAAGTATCTAAAAATAATTGTGCTTGTGAAACAATAACGGTTTGTGAATCTAAAATTAATTTATTATTGTTTGCAATATTTAAAGCAACTGTAGCAGAATCTATTGCTTGATGTGCTATTTCAATTTGCGTTGTGGCACTATCAATTGCAGATAAAATTGGTTCTTGGCTGGTTGCTATTTGAATGGTTGTTTGAGTATCCGCATTAGGTACGTTGGCTTGAATAGCTGTAATAATTGCGGTAGAATCTGCTTGAGATGTTGTGTTTAAAAGAGCGGTAGCGCTATTTATTTTAGACTGTATATCTGGAGTTGTAATATTTATAATTGGGGCGGGATCTGAAGACGTATCTGGGGCTATTTGAGCTTGAATAGAGGTAGTATCATCAGCATGAGCCTTAGAAGGTGCTAATAAAAAGAATAGCCCTATGGCAAATAGGGTTATAACAAAATATTTAATCTTTCTGGTCAATTAATGACCTCCGAGGTAAAGCATATATAACTAGTTAATTATACCATTTGACTGTTGACAAGGCAAGATATTGCATGGTAGAATAAGGTCATGCAAACATTTCTTCCATCTGCAAATTATATATTTGCTGCACAGTACCTAGACAATAAAAGACTAAACAAACAAATACTTGAGGGATATCAAATTCTTAAAGTATTGTCTACTAATGGTAAGGCATGGCGTAATCATCCTGCAGTTTTAATGTGGGAGGGATCTGAATATCACCTGTATGACTATGTTCAAACAATGATTAAAGAAGCTAAATATCGTGGCATTAAAACAGACAAAAACGAAGAAAATATTGAAGTTTTATTCAAAACCATGAAAAACAAATGGGGTAGTAAAACTCCAGAATGGTATTTAAACAAAGATACATTAAGCCGTATTGTTGCAACTCATAAAGCAAATTTATATCGCAAAGATCCAATATATTATGCCGAGCATGCAAAGTCAGTAAATAGTAAATATAACACACCTTGTTGTGAAAAATGTTTATATTATTGGCCTACACACCCCTTGACAAAAGCTAACAGCAAGTGATAGAATAAAACAATGGCTGAAGAAGTAAGAATACAATTTACCAAGGTCCGTGATTTTTGGTCTTGGTATGTAAAATGTGGCAACTGGCAATGCAGGGGTTATGGGGACACGCTAGAAGATGCTGAAAAACACTCTTTAGATTATGTTAAAGGAATTACAAATCATGGCACTATCCATAAATTATATGACGAAGGAAAGTCTGTAAAAGAATCAGAAGGAAAAGCATCCGATCATTGGTCATCTAATCAATGATTTATGTCCTAATACCGTTTTGCGTTTATTTGCTAAGCAGGATCGCATATCTTAAATGGGAAATAGAACAATTAAATAAGTATATACAAACACTACCTAAACCTAAAAGACAAAGAAAAGAGACAAAATGAGTAATCCAATAGTTACAATTTCTGGACGTATTGGTCAAGACCCCGACCCAATTAAGTATGCTGGCGGGACTGGACTTAGACTACGAATTGCTACAAATGACCGAACAAAGAATGCCAATACTGGCGAATGGGAAGATAAAGATACTTCATGGTGGACAGTAAAAGCTTGGAAAACGGTTGCAGAAGACTCTCTAAACACTTTGAAAAAGGGAGATGAAGTAATTGTAATTGGAAAGATGATTGAGGAGTCTTACATTGACAAAGAAGGTAATACTCGCAACACCTATGAAATTAATGCCGAAAAGATTGCGGTAACCACTAGAACCCTAAAGAAAAACTTGGTGGGAATCTCAAGCAAGCCTGAAGATAATATTTGGAACGCAGAAGGCGATGTGCCATTCTAATGAAATACGGTAGAGATATTAATCGCAAATTGCGTAAAAGAAAAAATATGGACAATCATATTAAATTTCTTTATAATCGTATAAGTGCTGGAAAGATGACCTTTGATTTTGAAAAGATCAAGTACAAGAAGAAGATTAGCAAGTTGACGGGTAAAGAAGAGCTGTCTCTCAGAACTGAAAAAGAAATCAAGTATATTATTGACAGACTAGTTTCATTACAAGAATTAAACAAGAATAAGAAGTAATGATAGTCAAAATCTTATTCTGGATACTACTAGTTGCTTTTGGGGTAAATTTAGCAGCATGGAATCAAACCCAAGCAGATTATGTAAATCAGATTAAAGATGCAAACTCTCAAATTAATCAGCTAACTAATCAAATTAATGATTTAAACACACAAATAGAATCATTGACGGTGACGAAAAAATGAGCGAAAAAATGGAAGACAATATCATTGAATTCCCTCAAGATAAGGTCACAGATGAGGAATTTGCGATGTTTATGAATGCCTTACTTGGACCATATAAGGGCGGGATGTGGAGTCAGGAATGAGTTATCTACACACCTATGAATATGATTGCTCATGTGGCAATAGGATCAAGATGGAAGTACATACTGAATTAGATAAGCATATTGCATGCCCTTGCGGTAAAGAGATGGATATGGTATTCTATCTTAGATCACCAGACGAAAGAGCAAAAATATGAGTGGATCAGGTAAGTGTACCGTAGAAGGATGTAATGGCTATTTCAATCTAAGTACTCCTGCATCCCCCGTATGTGGATCATGCTTTGGAAAAGGTTATAGGGGATATCCACCAAAACTAAAAAAGAAATGGTGGCGCAAATCATAAAGCCTAGAACTAATATGACCTTTGATTTCTTTGCTAGGGAATGGTTTGGTCAATGTGGTGCATGTGGCACAGAACTATTTGCCCCTACTAAAAACGAATACTTAATGAACTATAGCAAGCATACCCATTCTGATAAATGCTTGGGCGGTTACTAATGACCCACGATGAATTGCTGGCAATAGTAGGATCAAATGCAGATGCTTGGGCTGAACCTAGTTTTAATGCCAATGCCCTTCGTGCAGTAGTGGAGCTTCATAAGCCAGTTGGCAACCCAACTCAACAATGCAAGCATGATTTTAAATCTTATCCTTGTCCCACTATTCAAGCCATAAAAAAGGAATTACAATGAATTGGTTCGTACAACTAATATTAATTATAATTACTTTAGCATGCGCTTGGGTTTATAAAAATTTAAAAAATGATGAAAGTTTAAAAACAACTGACATTATACCCAAAAGATATACGTCAGATCGTGGTGGGAATACCCTTCCACCTAAATAAGGAGTAAATATGAATAAACTTTATATATTGTATCCAGGACTATTGACTGGTATTTTAATTGTTACTGTATGGGCTTATGAAAAAAAGCTTGAGCGGGTTAAGAAAGATCTAAAAATTACTCAACTCTGGTATAAAGAGCAACAGAACTTTATTGACAGTCTACAAGAAGAATTAACTGAAAAGTCTAATAGACTAGTTATGGACAATAGCCATTATACTAGATTGCAATTGGAAAATGTGGACTTAAGAAACCGACTCTCAACATATCGGCGGGAATCGCAACAAGAATCCTCCAGAGATAGCATTATAAACAATGTAGTAATACAAGAACAGATCAGAGAAATCAAAGAATTAAATGATACTATAAATGATTATAAAAGGGCATTATCGCTATCAAAGCATCCATCAAATACTACAAAAAGTGATAAGATAATTACTCAATTAGATTTAGATAATCGTATGCTGCAAGCACAGATAGAGCAATTAAAGCTTCAAATTACTGAACTCAAAAGCGGTATTCATACAGGATATCCATCAGCAACATATGATTGGCATATAAAGCGTAATGATGAATAATATCAGGGGTTATTATAGCAATGCAAAATAGTGCTTATATTAATCCATATAACAATCCTATGAATGTAGAATTAAATAATTTTCAATCTGAATCAAAAAAATCGGGTGATCATTTTGAAGATTTAGTGTATGAAGAATTAGTTATAAATGGTTATCAAAACATTGAAAAGAATGTGTTTATCCCAGAGGCGGGAGTTGAGGTTGATTTCCGTGCAGATAGCCATTATATAGAGGCTAAAGGCGGGTATGAAGGGGATAAGAAGCGTCCAGGAGCCAAGAGAACAGATAGCGTAAAGAAGGCTATAGCCAATGGTGCACTTATAAAGGCGGTAGATCCTGAAGCACACTATTTAGTCTATTTCTCATGTAAGCCAACACCAAATAGCTCCTCAGACATAATGATTAACACAGCATTAAAAGCAGGTATAATAGATCAAGTAATCTATATAGAGCCTGAAAAAGAATTAGACCTATTTGATACACTATTCCCAATATCGGGATGGCAAGAATAATGAGCGAAAAAACAGGAGCATATGTCAAATAACGACAGTACGCCAAATACATGTAAACACAGATTAACGCCTGATACAAATGGCGATAGATTAATATGTGTCCATTGTGGCGAAACCTTTAAATTTTAAACATGCTTAAATTAATATTTATAGGAGAAATCATGATCATCGCCAATTTGATGGTCCATGCGTATATCTATGAAACTATGGATAAATGGTATTTGGGCGGGGATAAATGAACTGCCTAGAATGTAATACCAAAGCTACCTATATATGTATATCCTACTATAAAGACCAAGATGAACTAATACAGAGCAATGTAATTCATAGTTGCTACGAGCATAAATGCTCAGAATGCAAGCCTATTTACTAGGTAATATTGTATTCCCCGCCCACTTATAAGGCCTTATAGAGCCATTTAGAACCATTTAAAAGGGAGTAAAGTGGAGCAATGTGGAGAATATAATCAGTAAATAAACTATTAAACTCATATCAATATATGAGATAATTTTTATCGTGTTATAGAACATTAGACATATGCCTTCGTAATGTCTAAATTTTCCATATATTTTATACAAAACACCCCCAATATGTCCAAATATTAGGCAAAATGTGATCCATTTCACATGATTTTGTCCAATTATTGGACTTTTTTTATGTAAATGTCTAAATATGATCAATATCACACATAAATGTCCGATATATCCCATTTATCCTCTTGACAAATATGATCAATATGTGGTATAAAAAATTTTTATATGATCATAAGGTCAAATTCTTGAAACATCCAGCGAATTTTTAGCTTCTTCGTAATGTCTAATATGTTTTATCTAGGTGAAATTGGAAATTGGTATAACTTCCAGCGAAATTCCCGCCCCTTCGTAATGTCTGAAAATTTTTTAAAAATTTCGCAAAAAAAATAAACAGATTAAACAATGGGGGCAAAAGAAAAGACCCGCAGCTCTCCAACTGCGGGTCTTGTGTGGACTTGGCGAAAGCCTGAACGCCCTATTTCTTATTATTATACAACTAGATACTCGTTGTTGTCAACTTGTTCCTGTTGTATAGTTCCCGTGAGGCCCAACTCCTCTAAGGAAATCTTTAGTAACTTGCATACTTGCTGTAATTCAGCCAATTGAAAGGGAACCAGTGGCTTTGTTGCCATAATGATAATGTAATTAATTATCAAGGCCAGCATTCCTTCGTTGACTGCTAGATTTTCTCTTGTTAACTTCATTGCTAGAATAGCAGGAGACATTCTTTGATCCGCCAAACCTGCTGCTAACTTTTTAAACGTTGCTTCTTCTACGCTTGCCATATGTTATACCTCTTCCTTGTTGGATTCTAGCACATCATCTTCGTCTTCGTCAAATTCTACGTCCTCAACAACACCTGCATCAAACATCCAGTCACGGATGTGCTCATACAAGTCTTCTGATCCATACTCTAATGTAAAACCATTTTGGTCAGCATTCTCATAGAACACAGCCCAGAATTTCTCAAGGCTCATAGTAACTCCGTATTCACCTTCGCTACCATCTTGAAAGCCTTCATATAGATCCTTGGCTACATCCCAAGCATCTACCCAAACCAGGGGCGGGAATAATTGTAGTCCCCCAATCTTATTAATGATATCGTTGATGTCTCTATATGTGTCCATCATACGTGTATGATCTTGTATATCTAATTCATTAGACATTAACATCCTCCTTGATATGTTCGCTATGATCATCTTCTGCTCCATATGAACATTGTGGACATACATAATTTTCACAATCTTCACAATATTGTGGATCTTGTTCTAACATAAGTTCACAATCAGAGCATTTCCAAGTATATTGCTCATCTGATAATAATACACCTCTGAGCAATTCTAACTCTCCGCCCCACCCTGTTTCTTCTTCATATGACAAGGTAAATAAGAGGTCGGGATACTGAGAAGACAGTGTAACCAGAGCAGGCATAGGAACACCCCACGCTGTATTAAAGTTATAATAGATTACTTTAGTATCACCATTATATGCAGGACCTTCCATATATGTATCAGGATGATCATCATTGGAAGAAACTGCTACATCCCATTTGGTTCCCCAATTTCTGATATTAAAGTTATACCAATCATCCCCAGATTTATCAAAGATATCTTTGCTATGATCAGGTTGATTAGAATATGTTTCTAAGTCTGTTGGTTTAATTATATTCCAGAAAGCAAACACAGGATTTGGATATGTGGTAAGTTTCTTCTTCATCTCACCAGATTCAAAATCCCAAGAATCGTGCACAAGAGAAAATGGTTGGTTTAGTTGTTCTACTAATTTAGTTATAGATTCTGGCTTACCCTCTACGGTAAGTCCGTTGTATACCCAGTTTGGCATTGGAGAGATTCTTTCTACTAGTTGGATTCTTCTACAGGTTCAGCAAAGCCCATTTGCAATTCAAAAGATAGTGGCTCCCAACGTTCGTCAGAGATATCCACTTCACTAGCGATTAAATAAGATTCAGATAGATCGTTAGCCTCTACTTCAATAACATATTCTTGAACTGTTGCGGCAGTAACTTTATACTTTGGCATTTGTATCCTTTCGTTGGGTTAATAGGTTCATTGTATCAGACCCCACCGACAGCCGTCAAGGCGGAGGCGGGAGTGTTGGAAATATTATCTTCTTCAAACTCTCTATGATATTGTGCTAGGGTAAATAGGGTAAAATTACATCCTTGGTTATATGCCCATTTACACGCATCTGTAAGACTTTCTGTCTCATATAGTGGATATGGGCTCTCATAATCATTATCTAAATCAGGATATATTTCATATGAATTTATCCCACCAGGTGAGACTGAATAATCTATTTCATATATTCTTAATGTTTCCATGGGAACATCCTATCATATCGTAAGGTATCCAGTCAATTTTAAAATCATCTCGTAAATGTGATTTTTATCATATGTCGTAAATGTCCGTTTTGTACCCTTTTTCGACTGGGCCCCACTTTGTCAAGTGGGACACGCCTGGTTTTAGATTCTGCCTTCTGCCATCAATCCTTCAAAAAACTCATAAGCTAAATCTAATCCAGTTAGGATTTTAGTATTTTGATTTGAGATTGATTTTTTTGCAAGACCAATTGCATCCATCATTAGCCTCACATCATTTACATCATATCCCATCATGTTAGCACCGCCACAAATTGTTCCAATCCAAACTTCATACTTCCGACAGTAATTGTTTGATTAACTAAGTTAATTTCTTTATACTCATATTGTTCCTCTGCGGTTATTTCTGAGCCAATATAAATACCATAACCAGTTTCTGAATCCCGCCCGTGTTTCGTTAGTTGGTCAATGATGATGCGAACGGCATAAGCAGTATCTCCCATCTTGATGCGTGGCAACGCTGCTGCAACAGCAGACTGCATAATTGCGACAGCCTCATCTCCGTCCCAATGAGCATAAACATTTATGTTTTGAGAGTCAAAGTTTGTCGTTACTATTGTGTAATTTGTTCTTGCACCCATTAAAGTATGCCACCTATTCCTATTAAAAATGCTATTGCTAAAATTACTATAATTGTGAGTGTGTTTGCCATTTGGCTATCCTATCCTATAAAAATCCGTTCGTCAAGTTGGGAAGGTAGTGGGTGGGAACTTGAACCCCACCCACCAAGATTATTTAGTTAGAGATACTTTGCAATAGACTTGAAGGTCGTTGCATTTACAGTTTCCTCGTCGGTCATCTTTAAGATACGGATAGCGTTAGTAATTTCCTCAACCATTTCACGATAAGTGTAGTGGTTGATTTGCTCAAACTCACGCTTTGGTTCAGCAGGAAAATCATTTCCATTTGTAGTAATATCAAAATCTACATTTAGATTATTATTCCAAGTGCGAAAGTTTGTGCGAACATTTGTAGCATTTGCTACTTTTGATAGTGCATACTCAAATAACTGTTTTTGCCAAGACTTGTATGCTTCTTGATATTGGGCTTCATATTGTTCTTGATTAGCATAGTCTTTTTGGATTTGTTCTAACTTGTCCTCTAAAGACTTGATTACCTTAACAGTTGCTACTTTTACAGATATTGCTCTTGATGCCATATTTTCTTTTCCTTTGTTTGTTGGGTTGTTGGGGTTTATTCTACCACCCCCCACCGACAAGCAGGGGGTAGAGAAATCTAGTCGTTACGGGGTAGGTCAGGCACGACAGGCTTTGTGTGCCAAGCCTTTAGGATCTTGCCTTGAAAGGCGGTAATAATCTTTGCCAAGACCAGCTCATCTGCACAGGTAACCTCTACCTGCATATTATCCAGAAGGTCATACTCTACACCAGCGGTGATGGCTTTGCTAATCCCGTTCGCCATACGAGCACGGGACGGGACTTGAATAAGGGCAACAGCCATATTAACACTCCTCTACTGAATATACATCAAAATCTAACACTTCAACTTCGCCATATCCAGATACATTTAGATTACTAAATAGCATATCGCTTAAGTCATAGGTATCAGTTAAATCTACTTCCATAGTTCCAGATACATTTATAGTTGCAGTATATTCAATAGTCTTAGTTAATGGGATACCAAAAATATCTGCAATTTGCAATAATGTTTCTTGATCTGGAGAGTCTTGATATACATCAGAAATAAGATTACGGAGTTGGCTTTCTTTACCCCACCAATTATTTTCTGCTTTGCGTAGTTTGCGGAATTGTTCCATATCCCACTCTAGTTCGTTCATCTTGCGAGTTTCATACTTTGTTTCACCATCAGTAATAACTTTGTAGGTAACGAGTAGGTTTGGATTATAGTCAGTTGTAAGTTCCATTTTATCCTCTTTCTTTGTTGGATATATTGTAGCATCTAGCACCGACATCAAGGTCATCTGAACACAGCACTTCGGACACATTTCTGCGTGTGGTAATCCCTCAGACTTGATAATCATTACGATATTAGCATCGCAATTTGTGCATAAATAATCCCATTTATACCAGGTTGGTTTTTCATTTGTGTTCATCATAGCGGATATTGTAGCAGGTTACTATTGGGTAATCAAACGACACGCCGTAATATGTGGTGTGATAAAACTCACACCGTAAAGAATGCGACACGCCCGACCCCGTCGAATTTTTGCAAAGCTTTGTCAAGGCGACACGCCGAGCGATCTGGACGGGACTTGAACCCGCAACCTCCACCGTGACAGGGTGGCGATCTAACCAATTGATCTACCAGACCAGAATGTGGTGGGGCTTTCGCCCCACCGATTTATTAAGCGAGAGCAAGAACCTGCTTAACAATTTTATTTTTTTCTGCAGTAATAACAGGATCAAATCCGCTTGCGCCTGCCATTAGTGAATCTCCACCCTTACGAGCAGTGCGGAAATAATCAAGACGTTCGGTTAGAGCATTTACAACACCCCAAGCAGTGCCTTTGATATTAGCATTTGTGTTTGAATTGTGATACAACTCGTCAAGCAAGAGAACTTTGTTTTCCCACTTTTTTATTGAACCCTTTTTATCCAATTCAGGCTTTGGATACATTGTGTTGATAATTTTGCTAAACTTAGCGTCATCAACTTTTGTTTCAAATAGTGTTTGTGCTTGCTTTGAAAATTCATCAAAATAAGCAACAGATAGACCTAGTGCCTCACGAGCAGCAGCAATTTTACCATCTACGGTTTGTGTGTGGCGAATCTTGAAAGATTGCTTAGCACGTTTCATAGCAAAATTAAGTGTGTTTTGGCAACGGACACGAACAGGTGTAATTGCAGTTTGAACCGCAACTGATCCATCGTGAGAGGTATAAATAACCAAATAAAGATTTGTTTGATCATTTGCACCTTTTGGATCTAGCACTAGAGTGTTTGGAATAGACCATGTGCCAAATACTACACGTCCACCTTTAAGTGATCCCGCAGAATCAACTTTTACATCAGGGTTTGAATCATGTAGGTTTTGTGCGAATGCAAATAAATCTTCATTCTGCACTTCTTTGTAGCGTGATCCTACGGTAGCGAGAACATCTTTTTCGCCATCGTTATATGGGTTATCACGAACAACAAGGTAAGAATCGCTAACCATATTATAGTTAGGAACCAAATCTGCAACAGGCTCTAAGCGAACATTCCAATTTGAAAGTTTCGCAGAATCCATAATTTGTTGAATGCTAGGTGTTTCAACATCGGCGTCCCATACGTGATTTGCAAATGAATGCCACGCAGGCTTTTGGCGGGAATCAACTAGTGCGAATGACGCAGAGCCATCCTCAATTTCTGATTTATGTGCTAAGTTAGACATTAGTTTCCTTTCGTTATGTATCCCTAGTCTAGCATATAGGACCGACATATGTCCATTCTTAATAACCAATTAGAGATACATTTGTCCAATATGTCCGATTTTCTTAATGTGATAAATATCACACCGTAAAGCTTGTGGATAACTTGTGTACGACACGCCCGACCCCGTCGAATTTTTGCAGAGCTTTGTCAAGGGGCAACGCTTTAAAAATCAAATAAACTTATAAAAAATATAAAGGCCCCTATGATGCCATAGACAAACATATGAGCCAGTATATTCATTGCACCCCACCCAGTTAAATTTAAATAAATAAAGTTAGATCTTGATCCATAATTTCATTAACGTCTACACCGTTAACTTCTGCAATTGCATCCCATAGGTCCTCTTCATTAAAGTCACCGTCTGGGTACCATTGCATTAATACTTCATCTAATGATTTACTCATAATCTTCCTCCACGTAGTCCTCTTGACACCATGCTTCCAAGTGATGCGATTCAATAACTGCATACGCAGGAGCACTAGTCTCGCCACGCCATAGGACACCTTCGGGCAATTCAATACTACGATTTAAATCGTCTTCCCAGTATGCGTCAATTGCTGCGATGCATGGATCTACCATTGTCAACGGGACGGGAGGGTAATGATTGGATCGCAAGTGTATTCCAATTGCTCCAGCCATGCCTAGATTAAAATCATTCTCTGCTAATTCAGTGGCAAATACACTACCCATTATTTTCTTCTCCTTTAATTTGATCAAACATATTTTCTAATTCCATGGCTTCATCCGCCATTTTATCAAACTCATCACCCATAAGCAAGTGTGATAGTTTAGTTGCAGTAAGACTTGCAAGAATTGTAGAATACTTAAACATTAGATTAGAGATCCGATCTAATTTCTCAGTATCCCCGTCTGCATATTCCCATGCAATTTCACGAGCAGCAGTCATCACATCAATATCAGTAATGCATTCGCCTACAGTTTCTCTAATTTGAAATAGTGTTGCCAAACTCATTACATCACCACCTTAAGAGTTGCATAAGTGTTACCTGCATTTAGTTCATCAAGGATTGGTTGAAGTTGTGGGGCAACCAAGGACTTTAGCATACTTTCAAGCAGTTCTACTTGCCCCTCGTGAGATAGTGCAAGCAGGCGCCTAGCAGTTGGATTGGTCTCATCTAATTCAGTTACAAATTCTAGCGAGTGTTGGATTGATACGGTCATTTATTTATTTTCCATTTCTTTAGTTGGGGTGTTGGGTTTATTATATCAGGGGGCACCGACACGGGGAGACTATAAGTCTCCCATTTCAGCGTCAGCCATGCGGGTCATCATCCGCCACATGTCCTGCTTAAGAACATCATCAGAGCCATATAAAGATCCATCGCAGTCATTTAGCTCATGACCGCAACATGGGAAATCTTCACAAGTATTCATTTAGTTTTCCTTTCTTTCAATAATGGAATAATAACACATCGCACCGACACAAGCAAGCGACACGCCGTAAATTACATAGCCGTAACTATATGATTAAAATCACACCCGTAAGACGGCGTGGCGACACGCCCGACCCCGTCGAATTTTTTTTGCAGCTGAAATTATTTCAATTTATTTTTATGTTTTATTTTTCGTGAATATTTTTTCTTGGATGGAATTGCAGTCGCAGCATTACTGCGACGCAACTCTTGAATTCTCTTTACTTTTTCCATAATTTTACCTTTCATCTTTATCAAAAATCTTTAACAGGGTTTCAATTTGTTCATTTGTTAAATGATCAATTTGAATTGCATCAGCAAATCCAAAAATATCTTTTTCCATTATTTGCCACCCACCTTTCCATTACGATAAAAATGTCTTGTGTGCATTTTGCCAGATGCTTCAATTAAATTTACAGTTGCATATTCATCAGCAAATCCGTGATCAACAAATTTGTTAAATGAATTAACCGCATCAAGAGCATTTTCATACCATTGTTGCCAATGAACAGGTTTTCCGTCATACGCAACCGTTATTGAATAATTTGAATATTTCATTTAAGCCCCCATAATTCCGTCAATAAAATCTACATCATCAGAAATGCATTCGCATTTCATTACATCATAGTCCTCGCTTGAACCATAGAATACAAATCCTGCGCCACCGCATTCATCGCATTCTACCGCAACGATATCTTTTAAGTCATTCATTATTCGTCATCCTTTCCAATATAAATTGTTGTCCAAAAGTCTGGCTTAGGATATCCCTCGCCATTCCATTGCGGTCTTACTTTTACCGCATAAGCATAGCAACCCTCGGGGGTTGAGATATCGCTACGGATATCTGCCTGCTGAATAATTCCCTCTCGGCGGGAATTAAATGAACGGATGAATTTACCCTCTAGGGCTTCAGATATTAGCATATATTTAGTTATCCTTTCTTATAAACACTCTAAGCAATTACACTTAGGAAAACTGTTAGAGAATATTACTTGTATTAACCAATTACGCTGAGCCATATTTAGCCCATAAGTGGATTTAGCACCACCATTATTTACATCGTGAATAATACGATTTTCTAATGCTCCAGAAATTTCTAGAGTCTTACCTATATTTACTTTATTTAGTGTAGTCATTTTGACCACCTTTCTTTATTTTTAACTATCGTTAGTTTAACATACTTTGGGTTGAATTTCAAGGCGACACGCCGTATTTTAGAGTGTGATTTGGCTCATATCTAGGCAGTTTCTGCACTCTACGGTGATCTCAGCAGGTGAGACATATTCTTGATCTACTAAGGCGGGAACCTTGCAGGTAGGACAGTATGCGTATTCTATGTATTTTATAGTGTTCATTTTTAGAACCTTTCTTATTGTTTAACTATCGTTATTTTAGCATACAATTTTGCTACTATCCAGTATACTGGTGAGTAGTCTCAATATATGGAGCGTCTTAAATGTGATAAACATCACACGTAAGGCGACACGCCCGACCCCGTCGAAAAATCCGAACAAGTGTTCTAATAAAATATTGTGAGCCTTTTATGGAGATCGCTCAGCTCCCAATTTATTTAGTTATGATTAACTGTTTTGAAACACTCGTCCCAAAATCTATCGCTATCAAAACGCTCGTTATCTTTTGCAAACATTTCAATGAAATCATTTACAAGGTCTTCAAAAACTTCTAACTTCATTTCTGATCCATATGAATTTAGAATCTCTGCTGTTGCGACATAATCTTTACGGGTCATCATTAGATAATTACTCCTAACGCTGAAACTACTGCAAAAATTATTCCGATGATTACTGTTGTGTTACTGCTCATCTATTGTCCTTTTCTTTT